CAAGAATCATCCATGAATCCGCTTGCACCGACAAAGAAATCTAATGCCGTTGGTCTGTTTCAGTTCTTGCCGTCTACATGGGATAATCTGATAAAGGCTAACGGAAAATTTGCATCAGAGCATGGCATCAGTAGATCAAATTCATCCGGTAATGATGATAGGACGGATGCATACAAATCGGCACTGATGTATGGGTTGCTAAGGAAAGAATCTATGGGCGGGCTTGGGAATGCATCCACTGGTGACAAATCGGTCGATGCGTACATCATGCACTTGCTAGGTGGGCCAGTCGGGAAGAAAGTTATTAGGGCATTTTTGTCAGACCCGAATACAAAGATTTCCGAACACGTCAGCAGTGCTCAATACAATGCTAACAAAGACCTGATGGAAAAATCGGGTCGGGAAAATACCGTTGCTGAATTCGTTGTCGGTATCCGTGAGCGCCTTACAACAAAATCAAATGAAGCCCAAAATCTTGTAAAGAAATCTGGTGAAAAATTTGACATAGACCGGATGGATTCATCAACCGATCCAAGGTCTATGAGAAAGGGCGAAGAAGCCCTACAAGACGCAGCAACGATTTCCAAGGGGGTAGATGTTAATCGGCTAGAAAGTGGCTTAAAAGACGATCTAACAGGCTTGGCGAATGATTATAAGAATGCTACCGGAAACAAGATTCAGATCAACAGTGCATACAGGTCTACCGAGCAGCAAGCCGCACTTTATGCACAGAATCCGGAGAAAGTCGCGAAGCCTGGAACGTCGATGCATGAACTTGGTATGGCATCCGATATCAATACGGCTGATGCAAACAAGGCTGCATCACTTGGTCTACTAGCAAAGAACGGATTGACCAGACCAATTGCCAGTGAACCGTGGCACATTGAATCCGAAGGTGCTAGAAACATGGTCAAGAAAAAAAGCGATTCCGAAGAAAGAATTGCGATGACAAAGCAGGTGAATGAAAAGTCTATGTCAGGTGGTGGCGCTCCGGTGATTGTCAACAACAGCACACAACCCAATCAACCTAGTGTCAGGCAAGTAGAAGCAAGACCACAGGTTGCACTTACAACACGAAATAACGATAGCACATACCAAGCATTGAAATTACAAGAAGCAAGCCGTATGACGTGAAAAGGGGGCTTACAAGCCCCCTTTGTGTTTAGTCCATCAGACCTTTTAGAAAACTAATGTCATCATCGTCTTCGGTGATGGGTGGCACTGCTTTTTTCTGCACCTGTTTGGATTGCTTTGGTTCATCAACATCAAACGGGGGAACGTCGGCAAATTGTTCTTTCGGCTCCGCACGTTCTTGTTTTGGTTGCTCGACCGGGGCTGACCAACCTTCGACAACGGCAATGCCGGAACCTACCGATAGACCAAGGACTTCTATCAGGCGTTTTTTCAATTCATCTTCTGATTTGAAATTCTTAGGATCGATGAATTCTTGGATACTGTGTGTCTTTTTCCAAACACTGTCGATGTATTCATCATCGCCAACACAGGATGGTGCCTTGAATGATGACTTTTCGTATGATGGCACAAGAATCATTTTACCATCATTGCCGGGAATAGTCTTGCCATAAGCACGGATGACTAGATCGGCACCTTCCCAAGGATCGAATACGTTAATCGGGTCTTTTGGATCGATATCATCCGATGGTGGGAACATTGCCGCCTCGATGATCTGATGCAACTGTGGGCCATATTCCAACAGAACGACACGACCATTGTTTTCTGGGTTACTTGGATCATTGACCACAAGAAAGTTTGCATAGAACTTTGCGCGGCGCTTCATCGATTTTTGAACAATCTTGTCGGATTCAACCCCGGAATTGTACAGACGATAACCAAGTGATCCTACGGCATCACGCTTACCAATGGTTGACAGGCTGTTTTCGATGTAGTATTTGCCATTAGACCCACGGAAGCTATGCGAATAGACACGCACGAATGGGTCGGATTCACCTGATGGTGCTGGTAGTGGGCGCAATACACAACCACCAGTTCCCTTTTCCTTGTCGAATGGGATTTTATAGAATCGGCTATCTGCTGCCGGTTTGCTTGATTTTTCGCTTTCGGCTTTTTCTTTCATGCGTTGCAATGATGAACCGAGATTTTTACGTAGGGATGCTAGATCAGACATTTGTGTTTCCTTTTATGAACGAGTTAAACAATTTTCCAGTGTGTATATTAACGTATCCTTATCATCACAGACTGTGACGTATTCCGTATATGCCAATTGGCTTTTCCGCAAGAATTTCCAAATATAGGATTGCGAAGATTTTAATAGAATATCGTCTAGGTCAGTTCCGACAAGTAGTGCCGCGAATAATTCTTTTGAAATTTCATTGCAACTTGCTAGGTGCAAAATCTTTTCTGAAAATATATCCTTGACACTATATTTACCCAACAGTTCTTCACACTGACTTTTTACATGAAAAATTGAACTGTTGAATTTCCTTAGCGCAATGTAGTGGTCTTTTTTAAATTCTGTTACGAAACCTTCCTTTCTTGCTATGTTTGCTGCTATGTATGTTGTTGCCCTAAGTTCTGTTTGGAAATTATCGGCAAGTCGTCTAAACGTTCCTTGTTGACCACCGAGCATATCAAAACTTTTCAAGAATTTCTTTCCATATAGCCCGTATTTTACCACACTGTATGATCCTTCGATATGGAACTTGATAGACTGGTGGATTTGGTATGCTTCTTGTGCCGTGATGAAACGTGTGTCATCAAGTCGCATAATTATAACACAATCTTTTGTCTATGTTCGATTGACCCGACAAATTTGTGGGTGCATGCATCACGTGATGCATGTTTTATAATATGTTCGGCGGTCAGCATATTTCCATTTTCTTTAAAAGATGCTTCATTGGAACGTTCCCTAGAATTTGTTTCGTAATCAGCTACTAATTTCCACAATTTACTATTATTTCTATATGAAATTAATTTTATATTTGCTGTTTTTGAATAAAACTGCTTACCATCATTTATCAAATATTGACCAATTGCATCACCAATTCGGGAACCGATACCCAATCCTTGAAAATCTGGTATAACAACAGTTCTATGTTCACGCCAACCCCTTTTAATACTACCATGTGGGAATGGTATGATTGATGTAAACCCGACTATTGCATCACCCCACATGGCAATCCAACAATTAGCGCCTTTTGATATTTCTTCATTCATATAATGAAACTTAGCGAATCTTGTCCAATTCTTTGTGCTGCATGGAATAAGGTCGATTTTAATTTTTGGTCGCCAAAGTGACCCCCGAATAAATTTTTTGTTTTGTGTGTCGTATACCCAATCTGGTTGTAAGTATTCGATTATATCATAATGGCAAGAACTTATGACAATGTTCTTTATATTATTTTTCTTTGCATATTTCGACATTGATGTGCTAATTGATTTTGCAACATCCCGGTTCACAACAGATGTGAATTCATCGATAACACAACCATCATACAATGACCTAGCGATATTTGCTCGGAATTGTTCGCCATTCGATAATGCATGATATGGCTTTACCCATTGTGGGATGCTAGACAACCCACACGCATTTAACTTATTACACGCATCATCAAATGATTCAAAATGACTACAAATAGCTTTCTTGGAATCCCATTCGATGATTGGTTCTTGACCAAATCCATGCAACGTTGTTGATTTACCAGACCCGCTTGGCCCAACAATCAAGCCAATATTATAATCAAATTTTATATCCAATTTTGTTGGACTAAACTTTGATACGCCACTAAAATCATAATCAAATGATTTTGAAACTTTTTGCACAATATCATCAATTTCAATTTCGGAAACTATTTCAGAAGATTCGGAAATAATGTATTCATCATCATCAAGTCGCATAATTACTCCAATGTGTCTAGGGCTACCTTGAAATCATCTTTCACTGTTTTTGCTTTGATTCCTTCCTCGCGCAATCTGGCAACAAGGAATGGTGAAACCATACTTGCACAATCATCAACGTCCATGCCAATTTTAGCACAGTGGTCTACAATGGCTTCTGACCATGTATCACAGTCCATTTCATACAGATTGATAACAGCATCCTGAAATTCTTTCATTTGCTGTTCTACTAGATTTTGGATATCGTTCATACGTTGATTGTCGATTTGTGCGAAAGTGTCGTGTTTTTACGTTTAATGTTCTGTAGCAAATTTGTCCAATCACCAGATGCTTTTTGTACATCACGGAATTGAAACCCGGCTACAGATGGCGGTCGGGTAACCTGTATTGTACCACATTCGGGGCATGGTTCTGTTGTTGGTGCGCCCCGGTCAGCAATCTTTTTGAAATCATCGAAGACATGCTGGCATGCTCCACATTGGTATGTATATGTTGGCATTACTTTTTCATTTCTTGTTTTTGAACAGTCCACCTATTATAGCAGACCATCCAAATTTTATTCGTTTCCCAAGGTTGCTTTTTCTGGCTGGTATGCATCGATAAGCAACTGAACAGTGACGCCATGAATTCCGGTGATCTTTCGATCTTTCAGCATGCAATAGAATTCTGCATCCGGCTTGAACATGCTTTCTAGCGTCTGTGTGAAAAAGTGCTCGCGCTTGATATTCGATTGGATAAAGTTGTTATACCCTTTAACAAAATAGCTAGCGCGGTCTAGTGCTTTCAGCAAGGTCAATGGGCTAAGGTTATAGTCACCAATGGTTTCTGATTTGAATGGTGGGGTGCCTTCTGGTAGCGCCAGCACAACCTTTTCATGTGTCAGCCATTCCATGATCTTTTGTACAGTGATTTTCGTTTCGGCATTCTTATCACGGAATGTTCGCAATAGCTCAATGCGCTCATTGCGGGTTTTGCGTTTGCCGCATTCGGCAAGAACCTCGGTAAAGTACACCCGGATATTGTGTGATTTCAATTTTACGTCGATTGTTTGTGGGCTTGTCATTATGGATTTCCTTTCAAGTTAAAAATTTTGTAATTCGGCAAATAAAGATTTCATCTGGTTGCGAATGAAATATGTCTGTAGTTTAATTTTCGGTGCTACCTTTACAGTTTCGAATTCTTTGATGATTTCTTCTTCCAATGATTTAGGAATGCAATTCATCAAATCTACCAGTGTTTTATTTCTGGTGTACTTTTCGATACTAAGGTCAGGGTGCAATTCACCGTTGTTTTCTACAAAATGTTTTGTCCACTTTTCAATCCGGATTGCCGTGATTGGCTTTTGCCTTACACCGTTTGCAATGTCGGCATCTTCTGATAGAATATTCACGACGCCATCGCCATTGTCACCAGTAAGAATCTTTTCGAACAAATATTTGTCCGGGTCTGATTCTACCACAAACTTTCCTGCCGGTGGTGACCACTGTGCTACACACGGGATTGATTGCAACTGTCGAAAGTCGTTATCGGATGAACAGATAATGATTGGTTCGTTATTCAGAATCAATCCATCCTTATACCCGGTGACGTACTTACAGACAACGGCGATAATGTCGTCAGCCTCGGCACTGTCAACTTTGATCAGTTTGTACGGAAAATATTCCAGCATATCGGCCTGAATAGATGCAATCGATTCGATGACTAATTCCCACGAAAACGGCAATGCCTTTCTTGATTCTACACGTTTGAATTTGTAGTAAGGAAAAAATTGCTTGCGCCACGTATGGGGGCTGTCACATGCAATGACAACATCCCCGTATTCGCGGAACTTTCCTTTCAACGACAATAGTTCCCGGTAGAAATATTGCTTGACCGCATCAAGCGTTACATCCTTACCAAGTTCTTTTGTTGCCGTTGCGACTTGTGCAATAAGCACACCGTTAAAATCAATAATGATCATTCGTCACCAACGGAAAAATCTTTCCCCGCCATTACTTTTTCGTAGATTGCTTGGAATTGTTCGGCGTCTTGTACGTCATCACGGAATGATGCCTTGTGGTAAGTCTTTACCATCTTGTTGAAAATCTTCGGCGGGATTTCGATCTTTTCCTTGATTGCCGCTGCAATTTCTTTGCGCAATTCTTTTTCGGCATCCGTTCGGATCATAGACCCGGCAGCTTCTTCGATTGCATCTTGCAATGATTTCAGATCAACCGGATTAGATGGGAGAATAAAGTCTTGTTTGCTCATAGTGATTTCCTTTTCAAGTTGGTTAATTTAACGAAAACGTTTGTTGCGGGTATTGATTTCAATCTGGTAATCAGCCCGCATTTTGATTTGTTCATCAGTATAATATCGATGTTTTTGGTTCAGACTATTGAAAGCACTAACCAATTGTGCATCAGTCAATTCTTTCAATCGCTCTTTTCTATAATTCACTTTTGTTTCGAATTCTGCCATGATTTTCTTTCAAAGTTTCAGAACCTGTATTATATCACACTTTGCGCCAATCACCATCGATAATGAAAATCATCTGGCGCTTGCCGTTCTTGTGCACAACACAGTGTGCATGCATCCATGATGACGGCCCATGATTGTATTCTAGCTGCAACTTTGATGATGTACCCACTTGGAATGTGCCCATCAGGATAGAGCAAACATGGCTATGGCCGACGACAGACCGCTCACCAATCTTTGCTATGTTTTTGATGCTACCCCTAGCACCATTTGGGCCAATATCACCATGCATACTAAGGTTAATCCCATGCAATGAAAATCCATCAGGGCAGATTTTTACATTTTCTTTTCCTAGACCAAAACTATCAATATACAGGGAAAATGCGCTTTGTGCATCCCCGCTTTCAATCGAGTGCAATTTCAACCACATAAGCCGGTGGTAAAATTTTGCATTGATCAAATCTTGCTTTGGGTCAGCCACATTAAGCCATTTGTCTAGGTGGCTTTCGTGGTTCCCATTTACTAATAATGATGTAGCAAAATCCGGGGTTGTTTTATTGATATAGCTAACAGTTTCTTTTAGTTCGGATTCGATGTTAGCCAAATTGGTTACATTGGTCTTTTTGTATTTCGCAAAGAAATCATTGGTGTGGTGGTGGCTGATGCTGTGGCAATCTAGTGCATCACCCCGGATAATGTAGGTGGGGCGCAATGTCTGGACAATACCATTTTCACCGAATGTTGCGGTAGAAACTTTTTCATCACGGAATATGACATGCTCATCACCCAGATAGATAGCATCTACTGATGATTTTGTGTAGTTGCAATTTTCCCACTTCTGATCTAGGTCATGGAATGCCCCAGTCTTGTCAGCCAACAATTGTCGCAAATGGAACTTGCCATTATCCTTATCTAGCTGCACCACCAATGCACCATAGCAATGATGGAAACTAGCCCTGTAGCCTGTTTTGGTGGCGCTGTAGCCGGTCTTTACCGATACACTGCCGGTGCTGTGCAAAATCACATGGTCTTTGTGCTTATTGACAGGCATGGTTTGCATTTGTAGCACCGGGTGCCCAACAATGGTTGTGATGCCTTCGGACAACCCATCAATGCCGGTTAGCGGGTGACTTGCCGTTGCAATGATGTTACAATCCCCGATAATTTTGAATTTGTCCTTATACCGGAATGTTGTATCAAGAAAATACGGGATGCAGTCACTAGGCCACGAAACACCATCTTGATTATTCATGATGGATGGGTTCATGTACTTATTGCGGATAACCATCAATTTGTAATTGTGATGATTGCAATAGGCTTTCAAGTTTTCAAAAAATTCTTTGAAAATTGTCGTATCATTCAGAACCGAGGTGACAACAATACCGGCATAATCACCTAGTTCAGTTATTTCCGGTTCGATTTGTTTGACTTTTGGTGCCGGTGGTTCTTGTGGTTCTGGTTGTTGTTTTTCTACAACGATATCATCTAATTTGAAATTGTTGTACCGGCCACAGTCCATGCACTGATAGCGCCTTACATCTTGGCTAGCAACAGTTGCATAGCCTTTGTTGCGTAATTTTGTTGATTCACAATGTATGCATTTCATTGATTACGCCCCTGTGCTGCCTAGACCGCCGACACGGTTACCGATCTTTTCTACATCAGCGAAAGTCTCTACAATGTCGTGCTGGACGGATTCCACCAATCGGCCCTGTGCAATACGATCACCTGCTTTCAGGATGACGACTTGTTTTGTGGTGTTCCGTAGTGCAATCAATAACTCGTCTGTGTAATCTGAATCAATAATCCCTGTAAGATTTTTCAGGACAATGCCTTGCTTGATCGACAAGCCGGAACGTGGATAGATGTGCATTGCATACCCATTTGGGATAAGTGCAACCAAGCCGGTCTTGATGACTACCGATGATTCGGCATTGATTGTTGTTTCGTTCGGTAGATAGAAATCGAAACAGTCTGCTTGTGATGTGCCGTATGTAGGTAGCCTTACGCCTTCGCATTGGATGCGCTTGAATCGAATGGTTTGCTTTTCCATAATATTCCTTTTCAAAGTAAATAACAGTTGATTATATCACATTTAAGGAAAGCCACAATGACAAAGATTTTAGAAGCCGTTACCCCTGAACTTAAGGACATTGCCGAACGGACACTTGATATGGAACCCGGTAGTAGGCTTTCCGATAAAGCACACGAAAAAGTATCGAACGCATTGGGTGGTGGCAATCATACCATTATTGATTTGGGTTCGGGTGAAAAATATCCTGATATTGACGTTGAAGAGCACCTAAACAAACATGGCTATGAAATCCATGACTACAAAGCCGGTAGCGCAGTCACGACAAAGAAAGTTGGAAACCCCGATAAAGGCATCCCATACCGAGAAAAACAGATTGTAGAAAATATTGGTAAAGTTTTGCACAAGACGGGGGCGCCCGATTCTGTGAAAAATGCATTTGCCAATGACCCGGCCAGAACTGCATCAAAATCACATGGGTTGAAAATCTTGATATCGAATCACCCATACGCAACAGTTGGGAAAACCTCCGGGACAAAATGGTCTGGTGAAAGTTGCATGAATGCCGAATCCGGTGGTCATCGAGCAAAATTAAAAGCAGACAATGCACACGGCACCCACGAAGCATTCCTAGTGCACCCGGATGATGATTGCGTGACAAAGGGTGATGCATGGCCGTCAAACCCTATTGCGCGGGTTTCTTTAAAGCGGTTTGATAACAAAACCGGCGATACTATTTTCCGTGCAGAAACCCGTGGTTATGGTGCCGATGGCAGCGATTTCCACAATGCCGTTAACGATTGGGCTAACCGTGCATACCCGGCACAAAAAGGTGAGCGATACACAAAACACCATGAACTTTATAACGATAGCGATAGTGCACATGAAGAACCTAGCATAGACACGCTAAAGAATTTGCACAATAACAATACCGAATCTAATTATAGGCTTTCCCACCAGGATCAGAAAATCGCAATAGGTGCAGCTTTGTCCGATGGAAAATTGGCAACTAGTCAAGTTTCAACATTGGCAAATAATGCTAGTAACTGGTCACCAAGGCATATTGGTATGATTATCAAAAATTCCGAAAGTCCAACAAAATCCGCATATATTCTTTCACCCGAACACGGCGATAAGTATTCATCAAGTGATATCGAACGATTTCGCAGTGGGGCGGCGCAATTCGGACTACGTAACTATCCATCAGCAATTCTAAAGAATCCAAGACTGTCTGATGAAGCTATTGATGCATTGCCGACAAACAATTTAACTGATGTTCCAACTAAAAGAATAAAACCACATCATGTAGACAAAATTGTTAATGCATATTTGAATGAAGAATCCGGGTCTGCAAAGCCTATAGCTAACCATAATAGTTTATTATCATCGGATCATATAGATAAAATTATAGACCACAATATTGCTCGTGGTGGAGTATCGAATGTGTTACCACATCTTAAAAACATAACACAAAAGCATGCAGATAAAATTGCAAACAATTGGGGTAGATTTTACTATGGTACACAAAATGATATTGTAAAAAACTTCAAATTTTTACACCCAAAGATGGTCGATGACAGAACGGATGCGCTTGGTATTTTAGGAAATAAAAATACAACAAATGATGAAGTAAAGCATTTGGCCGCAAAAAAAGTTATGGAAACACTTGGTGATAAAAGGTTTGGAATTATTCCAAAAGGATCATCCAAATATTTCAGTGATAATGATGTTAGTGAATTATTGAGACGCGGCGATCACCTGAGTCTCCGCGATGCTGACCTATCGAATAGAATTGTTAACAAGCACCTTGATGTTGTTGACAATGAACTGAAATCATTTGGTGAAAAATACGACAAAGTTGAATCACCAGAAACACACCCCGACTTTGAACAAGACCGGGATAATGCAAATGTTGCAATGTATGACCACAATCACCTAATGTATAAACACGCCGATAATTTTGGTAGTTTCAAGCATTTGCAAGAGCAAACAGATGCGGCGGAAGATGTGATGAATAAACATTTCCGAAGCGGGTCTACCACATCACACATGGACAAGACAAAAAGCCCATCTGTTAACAAATACTTGCGCCAAGAAATTGACTATACCGATGCAAATCAAGCCGCACAAAACCACGAAAACAATCGACCCCGCATTGATGATTAAACATCGATGACTTTGTGCTTGAATTTGTTTGCACATTGTTCATAGCCGTAATAGCCGACCGGGTTAGAAATAACCCGAGTCTGGTTAATATTGTAGTCAACGGCATCGTGCAAATGCCCATGTATCCAACACAAAATATTGTCTGTGTTTGCAAGCATATAATCTAAATTACTTGCATAGAATGCATTGTTAAGCTGACCAGCATACATCCGGCTAACACTACTATAGCTAGGCGCATGGTGCGTAACAACAACACACGGCCCACCAGCAATAGCATCCTTGATCATACCAAGCGTTGCATCAAATGCATCCTTGATTTTCGTGCGCGAAATAGTCCCGGAAATCTCACTACTGTCTTTGATCATTACAGCATCATTCATGGTAGAAGCCCATGCCAATTCTGCTAGTGGATTCCCCCGGTTGAAATCAGTCCAAAGCGTCCCACAAACGATTTTAATACCATTGTGGCTAACTACCCCTTGACTTGTGTAGAAAACGCGCACAAAGCCGTTCTGATCAAGATATAGCCGTACTGTGCTATCCACATCACTATATTCTGAGCCATAGTATTCATGGTTGCCGGGAATCCAAATTGTCTTTTCATATTTTTCATTGCATGCCCTCAGAAAAGGCAATGCTGCATCGATATGGCACACCTCGACCAGATCACCGGCAATGACCATTATGTCGGCATCCGGCAAGTCATGCAACATAAGGTTTGCTGTTGCATTTTTGAAATCTAAATGTGCATCCGATAAAAAGGCAATTTTCATAAAGTCCCTAAAAAGAAAATGGGGCCGAAGCCCCAAATATTTAACCAAGAATGTAGGCTAGCTTACCTCGTGTGTTTTTAGTAGCCTTGATGCTGAATCCACCTTTACGACATTCATCTACCCGCGCTCGCAAATTCTTTACCTTAAAAAATGCTTTTGCCTGATCTACCGATAGCTGCTTCCCGGTCTGTAGAAATTTGATGATGTTCTGGTTCTGTGTCATAATTTTCGCTTTCAAGTTTTGGTTTGTGTTTTGGTGGTTTCTTTCGCTTGTCGGATTCCACCGTTGCTTTACACAAATCTTTCATGTGCTTTGCAACAAAATTTCTTGGCTTCATTGCTTAACCCCATGTCAGTTTGTGTGGTCGAAATTGTAGCACGAACAAAGAAAAACATTAAAATTAAATTATTTTTGTTGTATTTTTACAACATACACTGTTTTGTTG